TACCCACAGACAAAAAGAATCCAAATTCTATTAGATCTCTGGAGCCTGGTGGTATGTTATTTAATATAGTCTGTAATATTATCATGCGATTACAAATCCAAGACTACCTGTTGCAGCAAGAATTGTGCCTGTAAGAAAAAGACTTGTTGAAAGTAATTGTATCATGTGCCTGATGGTAGTGGAACTAATTGTGGTTCGTCAACATTAACACCTAAACCGCCGCCTTGATCATCGTCATCATCATCATTAACTGCACGGAGGAATAATTCTATACCTACCAATGTTACCACTGGATAGAAACACCACATGATTGCTTTCCATATTGTAAATGATTCTGTTACGAATTGATATTCAGGCATAAGTTCCTTGTGTGTTGATTTGTTAACTTATATTCTCTTTTATTTAGTTTTGTAAACTTTTGACTAGGTAATTATACCATTACACTGGTGAAAGTGGATGATGCCACTGCCACCATGAAGATGTAAGGTACAACCCTAAATGGAACAGGTTGTCTTTTCATTACACAAAGCCTGGAATGATTTGACCTGTTGTTAGGTAAGCACCTAACCCTGCGATGATGCCGAGCATAGCAAGTCTGCCATTGATTGTTTCAGCGATCCTCTTTTGTGGTTCGATTGGTTTTGGTGTTGTCATTAGAAGATGCCTGGAATGATTTGACCAGTTGTTGCGTATGCACCGACTGCTGCTACGAAACCAAGCATTGCTGCCCAACCATTAAATCTTTCTGCTTCTGGTGTCATGAGTTTTTCCTCTGTTTGAATTGTGAATTGTGATTTGAATTTCATTTTCTAAAAAAGGCCTGGAGCGATCCAACCTGTGAGTCCGTAGTTTACTACGGCTGCGAAGAAACCAATCATCGCCAAACGACCATTGATTTGCTCTGCATTCTTCCAATAGTTCATTAGAAAATACCGGGGATGATTTGTCCTGTTGTTGCGTATGCTCCTACTGCTGCAACGAAACCAAGCATTGCTGCCCAACCGTTAAATCTTTCTGCTTCTGGTGTCATTTGTTTGTACCTTTTTGTAATTGAATTAAAATAGACCTGGTGCTATCCATCCGAATAGACCGTAATTGATAGTGCCGATTACTAAACCGAGCATTGCGAGACGACCATTGATCATCTCTGCGTTCTTCCAGTAATTATTTTCCATTAGAAAATACCTGGTATGATTTGTCCAGTGGTAACGTATGCACCTAGAAGTGCTACGAATCCGATCATTGCCCAACGACCATTAACTTTTTCAGCATTTTGTGGGTAACCATCGTATGAGACAGACTCATCTATGTAAGGACGTGTTTCGGTAGGAAATGCGTTTTGGCGACCACCGCTTTCTGTAGTAACTGTCATTTGTGCTTTGTAAAGAACTGTAACAATACTATATAGCAATTATTAAGTTTTGTCAAGCACCATGTGCCAGTTTTGTGACAGTCTTAAGTTTTCTTTATGTTTTCTATAGATTTTACTTATGTGTATAACATTATACAAAGTAAAAATTACTACATAATACAGGTAAGTGTATTCAAAAAGATGAAAAAGTTTTTACCACTTATATTATTGACAGGTTTTAGTTCACCTGTATTAGCGGACATCACACACCGCATGACATCAAGCACTCAATTAATTACGAATGCAGCAGCAACTCAGGTTGAAAGGATTGGATCGACATACACTGTCTCTGGATCTGGTGTGACTATGGATGTTGGTGGCGGTAACTCTGCTGACAATATGGTTGGTGGATTAGGCACTTTGACTGACGGAGTTGGTCAAGGATCTATTGCTACAGCGACCCAGACAAGTGCAGGGGGTGCATTCAGCTTTAGCCAAACATTCGTTGAAGGTGATGTTATAGCTACTACAGCACCCACAGTTGGTGCAGTAAGTCCTTACAGTAATCAGGTATCAACAGCAGTTGGTAGTGGTACTGGAACAGGTACAGTGACATCAGCACACACTGTAACAGCAGTTGGTGGTGGAAGTGGAACTTCTGCGACAGCACAGTTCGTGACAGAATTGACTATTCAATAGTTAATTGCTATAATTATGTTTAAAAGAGGTACATATATAGTATATGCTATAGGTGTAGCGGTTGCTGCACCTGTGTATGCTGTGCCTGTGGTCCCGAATTTCACTCAAGGCTCGATGACTTCTACGACCACGCAAACGATTACGACGTCAGAAACCATAAATTCGATGGATTATGCGACAGGCTGGACGTACTCAGTCAGTGGCTCAGGCATAGAGTTAGAGGATGGATCAACTAATGTTGCTCCTGACGTAGTATCAACACAAACTAATACCGTAGACGGTGTGACTTCAACATGGACTGGACTAGATTTATCATCAACAAACAAACCAAACTGGAAGCAAACCACGCCAGGAAATTCCTTCCAATTCACAGAGCATTATTCAGGACCAGGTCTTCAGACTCACACGATAATACAGAGAGAAACCACCGTCCAAAGCGTCACAGAAAGTACAAGCATATTCTCAAATTAGCGGGTGCATTAGCAGTATCTACTGCTACATGCTTACCTTCATATGCAACAGACGTTGGTGGTGTATCAGCGACAGCAAATCCAGTCGCGAATTCTTCAGGCTCAGTGACCAACCAGGCAATACAAGTTTTACAAGGACCGTATATAACAAACACATATGGAGATGGCATACAATGCCAAGGTGCTACCGCCAATTTTACACCGTACATCACCAGAACAGGAACATGGCAAGATCCTTACGAAGCTTTTTTCAATGATCCTGTCTACAACATGGCAGATAACAATGATGATAATATACCTGACAATCCTGGTGAGATACTCTACTATGTTCCTACTAGAACAGGGCAGAAATCTACACAGAATATAAACATAGGATTTAGTGCTACGTTCTCTATACCATTAGATAAGAAAGCAATGGCACAATGTAAGGAAGCAGTTGAGATACACAATGCATATCGTATGCAACTAACTGCTAACAAGAGACTTGACTTTGAGATAGCCAGATTAAAAAATTGTGGAGAATTGAAAAAACAGGGTATAGTATTCCATCCAAAGTCTCCTTATTATAGTGTATGTGCAGACGTAATGCTTATAAATCCACCTGGCGTAGTAGGTGAACACAAACATTCAATCACACCTAATAAAATAACTCACAACAGAAACAATCCAAAACCAAATGGAGATGCTAGTGATCTGAAAACTATATCTATAGGTAACTAACGTTTTATAGGAGGTAATCCTTTCTTCTTACGATACTCATCCGTCACAATATCTTGACGAGTGGGTTTCGTAATTTTTTTGCCTAATTTTTTCTGAACAGTTGTAATTAATTTCTTTACTGCGGGTCTTATAATTCTTATTAACAATGGTGTGGCAGCTGCACCCGCTGTAGCAACAACTGCTAGTGCTGTCACTGAGGTCACCTGATTTATAGGTGGAACGTATTTCTCCATTGGTGAGGTAGGTTCGTACAATGTCACACAGACATTACCCTGTAGTTCATGACCTATAACTTTCTCATCACCTGACTGTGTTACATCACCGACTCTTAGTTGAGCAGGACCTGGACATGGTGTTTCTTCTCCTACACTTCCTGTGTCAGGTGTCTCTGGGGTAGGTGGATCTGGTGGTGGTTCTACAACTGGTGGTGGAGTCTCTCTGTATATGTTTAAATCTTCTGGTGTATAATCCATCGCATCATACGTTGGATAGTCAGCATCACAAAGAACCCTAACATTAGAATCATCTTCTTCTTTTAGATTAGGTTGTTCTCTATTCTTCTTTGCGTCAGGATGATATTTTACACAACCTGGCATATCAACTATCGGCACACCAACATTTACTGTCACTGGTGGTGGTTGATATATTGGAACTGTCTTTGTTACATTTGGTATTGCTATCTCATTTATACCTACCTCTTGGATTCCAATGTTAGGTATACTAATAACTTCATCCATAAAAACCTCACGTGAAAAAAATTACCAAAAATTTTTTTTCAACTTATCTCCACTTACTTAGTGCTTTTGTTTCTATCAACTTTAATGTTTCTAGTTCGTCACTCTCATCTGCATGTGTATGGTGTGTGACTTCTCTTAATGTCTTGAGATATTCTAAGACATGTTCTCTGATCTCCATCAGTTCATCATAGCACCCTTGGTTGTGTGCACAACCTCTCAGTTGATGATCAGGTGCTAAGACTGACTCTGTGAATAAAGCAAGTGCTCTATCATATTTGATAGCAGGAGTCTCCTCTCCTACAGATGCTTGGTCTTTCATTAGAATGGCATAGGAACGTTTGGAATTGCATCACCTGTCATATCAGGAATAGCATTTGTGATACCACCACCTATGTCAGGCATGACCGCTTCCATAACTTTTTCTTTTACACTATCAATGATAGCATCTTTTCTGATGAACACATATCCACCAACACCAACTACACTAAGTGCTACTACACCTGAGAAGATAGCGATTCCGTTAATAATTTTTTGCATGATTCTACTTTGTGTCTGGGACGATTTTTACAGGACCTGATTCAATCCTGATAGTTTGTGCAGGAGCAGTCTCTGATGCCTTAGCAATAAGGAACTCCATATCCTTTTTGCTTATGTTAGCACCACCGCCATCAGCATCTTTCTTTTTCTTACCTCCCGCAGCGACCCCAAAAGTAGCTAAAGTTCCTGTGAACACCGAAGCTATAAAGGTCGGATCAATTCTTTCTCCTCGTTCATAGCCTGGTATTTTAACGTAGTTCAAAGTTAAAATTCCTGCAGACCACACGAGAACGATCACTCTTATAAGTGTCGCTAAGTATTGGAGTTGTTCCTCCTTATCTTCTGCTACTTCTTTAAGTTTACCTAGAGGACCTTTCGGTTTCTCTTTTACTTCTGCCATAGTATAAAGTTATTCTGTTTTATATAGCTACTTTACCACACTACCGCTTATCATATCTAGATAAACGTCATATATTCCTTTGACTCCTTCCCAATCCTCATTCATAGCAGCATTATAGTATGGCATAAAACCAGATGGATCCATACCTACGTTTCTTAACTTCTCAAACCCTGATAATCCATTACCACCAAAGACTGTATCATACTTTTCTGATGTCACCTTACTAAAGTTTGTAAAGAGTGACTCATCAAAGTTGTATATCATGTTAAAGATACCTGATGTCTGATGATATACTTTACCACACATAACTACAGACTGATCGTTCCACATAGCACTGTTCTTTCCTTCTGTTGCTATTGGTGCTGCTACAAGACTTGTTATCTCTTCTAACTTAGATATTGTTTGAATAGGTTTTGCTACAAATATTACGGTCTTTTCTATACTAGCGATGTTAATTACAGTATCAGATAGTTTATATGATGGAACAGTATCAGCACCAAATAATTTTGTAGTGCTGTAGTCACTCATATCATCATAGAAAACTGTTGTACCTCTGATAAGAACAACTGGTTCTCTTGTACCGTTTACTATCTCATAATGTAACTGTGATTGCTTGACGTTGGAACCGTGATGAAAGAAAGTATGTCCTCCTTCCTTACACCATTCCTTACAAAAGTTCAACCCAGTAGGTAAAGAACCAATGTAATGTACATATGCTTTATGCTCTGGGAATCCAGTTTCAAATGTTTTTAATGCTGTAATCGCTGTGGGTGTAGAAGCATCATCTTCTATCTTAACGATAATATGAGGTGTCCAAGTCATCTTTCACAGACTATTTTTTATTATTTATGACACCCTTAGTTTCATAGCACCAGTATGTTCTCCGATTTCTCCCTCTATAAAATAATTAAATGCAACCATATATCTATCTTTACCAGACAAGTTATTCTCTACTTGATGCATAAGGTGTGATGGGAAAAGCAATAGATCTCCTCTGTTAACTTCAAATGCCCAGTTGTCTGCATTAAATATGGTCAACTCACTTAGTGCGGGTCTAATTGTATTAGCACTCCACGAAGGGTGAGTGTGTGATTGATTGAATACGATTGCACCACATTTAGGAGGGCATTCTAAATATACTCCACCACTTACAAATGAATTTGTATGATAATGTTTAGGTGAGTATCCCATAGGACCGTGTTTGTTGATCCATGATTGTGTATGCTTGGGTTTACCTTGTCCTATCTTTATTACTTGGTACAGAAAAATTTCAACGTGTTTATCAATCTGTTCTTTAAGTGATTTAAAATTTTTGTTCTTAAGAATCTGACAATCTTGACTACTCCAACCAGTCTTATCAGGGTAAGGTTGATATGGTATTGTTTTTAAAAAGTCTTCATTGATAATAGGGTCTACCTCTATTCTCGTTTTGTATAAAGGTGTGGAGAATAGAGCTATTAGTTCACTTTGATTTTGCATTTAGATTGCTGGTTGGTATGACACGCTATCACCTTGGTTGGGATAAGCAGCGACCTCTGGGTCTGGGTCTAACCATTTTACATACTCAGGGTCTTCTATACAATAGTCTAATTGTATGGAACTGTCAAGGTAGTACATATCTCTGTAAAGACGTGTGACTTCGTTGAACTTTTGTATACGATAGTCTGGTTCGCCATTGATTTCTAGCAAACCTTTCTGGACGAATCTGTATGGGAATCTTTCTAAGATTACTTCTGTCTTAGCAGCCATCGTTGTGGTCTCTGAGGTAGTCATAAGATAAATCGTTTGGATTCTGTGGAACTACCATTATTTTAGCACCATCAGGTTTTTCTACAAGAACCACTGTGCCACTTTCTGCTTTGTCACAGTAGTAGTCTTTTTTTTCTTCAAATTCTTTTTGGGTAATTTCTATCATTGAGTTACACTCCAACAATCTCCTTCGTTTGCACCAACAGGATACTTAAAGTCAAACCTTAAGTCTATTACATCTGCTCTACAAGTACCAGTCTTACCTAACCATTGTACAGGTCTTTTGACTTGTTCTTTATAGAACCTAGAGGGAAGAGGTAATCTCTTACAACCTATTCTATGTAATCCTTTAGGATGATAATGCCATACATTATACATCAAGGTTATCCTACCCTCGTTTCTGTCAGGTAAAACGCCATGTATATAGCGGGGATCAAATGTTACAAACTTACCTTCTTCTGGTGATGAGAATACCACTTCAGTTGGAGGGAAGTTAAGTAACTCTTTTACATACCCACCTGTCATAGTATTTGTTATTATAGTAGGACTAATATGATTTGTCAAATAAGTTATAGTAGAACAGAAAGGGTATCTCATCATCCCATCATCCTCCATTCTCATCACCTCATCGTGATCTGAATGAAATCCAACTGCTCTATCATTATCTTCAAAGATATGAAACCACCATTCAAAACCAACAGGTGCACCCATAGGTATTCCAGAATAGTTATAGTTATCTTTTAGATAGAAGTCAAAAGAATCTTGTATGTATCTTTCTATTGTATTATCAGGTTCATCATGTATACCTAACCACATATTGCCAGCTAAAGGATTGAATGCTCTCACCTCATCCTTTAAATTTACAAGAGAGTTGGCATCTATTATAGGAGGACAATAAGATATATTCATCTAATCATTATGTCTGACATTTTAGTAGTTCTTCTACGTGGTCTTTGACCCTCTACTTTAATCTCTTTTTGTTTAGGTTCTTTAATTTCTAATACGTGCTTGAGATTATTACCACCCATCACATCACCTTTAACGTAAGTTTGGTTTGCACAACTACAAACTTTATAGTCGTGATCATGTTTAGATGTGAGTATCTCTTTGCATAGTTTACATTGTACTGTTGTCATTTTACTATGTCTATAAACAGAAAGATCATATCATCAGGTGAATAGTTATATCCTTCGTGAACATAATCCATCACATCAAATATTTGAGGTTTTCCTTCTTTCCAAAAAACTTTTCTTCCTCTCCATATCATATAACAATCTTCGGAGGGAATGTGTAGAGGTATTTGTATCCTTCTATATTTTTTATCATACACAGGAGGATCTTTATGAGGTCCTAGTTCTGTGCCAGATTCAAACAAGGCAATAGTTGCTACAAGTATCTCATCTGATTTTAATATATCTCTTGCTCTCTGGTCTCTGACCACAGACTCCCTAACCCCGCCACCATTGTTAGTTAGTGCTTTCAACCAACAGAAGTATATATCCTTGTTAGAATAACCAACAGCAGTTGGAGCTCGTCGTAACGGAAATTCAGTTTCTGCTGCCCATTCATAAAGATATTTTAAATCATTTGTTTTCATGGGATTCAAGTATTAATATAGAAGGGTTATCCTGTTCTACCCATTCATTCCATTCCAAGTACAAGTCATACGCTTCATCATAAAGTTTTTCAAGAAGTAATTCTTCAATCCTGTCCTGCATCCATGTAAGATGCAAGTCACATTGTTCTCTAACTGACGGTGGTGCGTTGTTCATTGTAATAATCCTTCCTCATGTAACGTCCAAGTATATTACTATTGTAGTAATTTTCATTCTCACTCAGTACATTATTTAGAAACAATTGGCGAGTCTCCTCATAGTTGACCCAACCTTTTGTAGTATGTAGTGATATTATTTCTCGTTTGAAACATTCGTTTCCAAGAGTCTTTCTATCGGTATTAAGTTCATCACTACTCCCATAGTATTTTTTCCAGTCACTTTCAGACTTAACTTTCCTAGACTTACCTCTAGGCTTTCGGAATTGATAGAAGTATTTTCTTCCGATGTATTGTTTACCTGATTGTAGATTAGTAATCCTGTAGACGAAACCGAAGAAATCGCCAATATCGTTAGAAGTGAAAGTTGTATTCTTGTAGACCCATGGGTTTTCATAGTCAGTCTGCGTAACCGTCATCGTCATCACCACTATACCATTGTTCACCATCGCTGTCAATGTATGCTTCCTTGTCAGCGTAGACTTCTACTTTCAATTCTGTGAGGAGTTCTTCTAATTGTGTTATCAGTTCTTTTAACCTCGTCCTCTGCATAAAAAAATGCCCTTAACTACTATATGTAGCAAGGGCAACGTTTCACTATTGAAACTTAAGTGTTTCCATATAGAAACTTGACTTCAGCATAGATCAACCACATGAAAACCATGGATGCTACCATGATTTCAGTTGTAACTAACATCACTTATTAGCGACGAGTTGCTTTTCTAATTTTACACCACGGTAAACTAGATCGCCCTTGTTTGTTTGCTGAGTCTTTGAGTCATTGGTGTCATACTTAACACCACGGTATGTGACTTGTGCCATTTGG